TTCGCTGTCGGTTATGCGAATTGGTTTATGATCAGACATTATATAAACCTTATAATCTTCTCCTTTTACTTTAGGTTCTCCCCATCTTTCTGCTTTTCTTTGAGCAACCCTTACTTGATTTGCGGCTCCTTCGGTTCCAAAATGGAATCCTTCTCTTCCTTTTGAAATATCAAATACCCTAAAAGCATTATTTGTTTTACTCCAATGATAAATAGGCCCAATTACATATGGCTTACTTCTTAATGCTTTTTCATCTAATATTTTTTCAGCTTCTTTTTTTGCAGATTCATCACCATTTTTGTAATTTTTCTCAAGTTGCGAATATTTTTCATCCACCTTTTCTGCTTCCTGTTGATAGAAAGTTTCGCTCGGTGTCTCAGGAGGGTAAGCAACAGGTTCATCTTTACCCTTGGCAAAGTTATTCAACCCATCAGCAAGCATATTCCTTGCCTTCTCAAGATCCCTTGTATGCTCACCACCACCCATAGCCCATCCCTTGAGCTTATCAATTACGCTGTTCAACCAATCAATGGTCTTCTCTGCCAATGACTTGAATGCCTCTGGATTTCTATCTGCTAGTTTGTTCCAGAAGTCAGGGTCTTGTAATGCATCACCAAGTAAGTCACCAATATGTTCATCAACATATCTCTCTGGTCTGTAACCAGCAGGTCGATACTTTGCTTCAAGTCCAGCCCTATCTTTAACAAGAGCTTCTAGTTCTTTGCGTAGGGATTTATAAAGCTCTGGAGAATTGACTTCAATGCTGTGCCATAGTTCGTGACCAGCAGTAAATAGATGAGGACGGCTTCCATCAACATTAAGGAAAATGTATTCCTTCATTCCCCTGTTGACTGCTCCGTTGATTACCCTTCCCTCCTTTGCCCTGTATAGAACAACCTTCTTCCCAAAGATACCTGCTAGTTTATCGGCAAGGATAAATACAGGGTTTTTCTTTTGCTCATCAATCTCTTCCTGAGTAGCTGGTTCAAACAAATTACTACCATCCTTTTGAGGGGTAGATTTGTTTAGCTTGGCTATTGGATCTTGTGCCTCTTCTTCAGAAAGAGTATTTGGTGCTACTTCTTCTTTGGGCTTTTCACCTTGCGGGGTAACCTCTTCTGGTTTGTTTTGTTCGCCCACTCCTTCGCCCACGGCTGGTGTGTTGCGAACGCCCACTTCTCCTGTTGTTTCGACTTGAACGGCATTTTCTGGTTTGGGTTGGAATCTTTCGTCACCTTGAGGTTGTTCTGTCTTAATGTCAACAGGTTTTCCAGCCCTCAAATCTGCCATTTGATTGGCAATGTTTTGTGCTTTTTGTTGCAGAGCAGGGCGGTCAGGGTGATCTTCTGGAAGTTCAGCAAGTTGATTAGCAACATCAGTAGCTTGCTTTTTTAGCACTTGCCATTGTTGATTTACCTTTTCTTGATCTGGAGTAAGCGGCACATCTTTCTGTGCATTGGCTTTCCCGATAATTTCAGCTTCCCTTTGATTGACTACAGGATTTTCAGATGGAGCCATACCTGCATGAAATGCGGCAATGCCACCAAATGCTAAATCTGGAACAGCTTGTTCAACATTAGGCAAGAAGTTTTGCCCCTGCATTGCTCTCATGGTTCCAGAGATTCCAAGATTAACTCCAGCGGCGGTAGTTCCACCGACAAGCCCTCTTACTAAAGGAGAAGCCCCTTTCATTAATGCTCCTGTAACTTTTGCGGGAAGTACTCCTCCAACAGCATAAGCGGCAAGAACAGGAACTGAATGTATTGCCTCTGCACTACCAGCTTTGTGACCCTCAATATCAAGGGTTTTCTGATCAGTTACTCCCTGTTGTTTGAGTTCTTGAACATGATTGTTGTATCCGCTTGAATAGGCTTCACTACCACCTTGTAAAACCATTGCAGGTAATGCAATTTCTGGAGCAACTAATCCCCCCACTATAGCAGGAGCCATTGAAAAAACACTTCCTGTTCCTCTTCCAAGTTGTGCTGACAAAGAAGTATCTGTTGGACTAACTCCAAAATAAGGAAACATTCCTTGAGCTTGTTGTTCAAGTTGACTAGCTTCTGCTGATGCGGCTTTGCGTCTTTCTAAAAGCTGTTGTTGAGCTTCTGGAGTATATTCTTCTGATGCTAAAGCAATAGGCTTTTGAGACTGAATTTTTGAAATCTCATCTTTTATAGCATTTAGACGCATTGTATCGTCTGCTGTAGTAAATCCTTTTTTTGCAATTGTATTTTGCAAAGAAGTTAATGCCGATTGCCTATCAGCAATAGCTTGATCAAATGCAGATGTTGCTTCTTCTTTTGTTCCACCAATGCCTGGCCCTAGCTCTGGAGTAAGTTGCGGTAATGTCGGTAAAGGTGCGGCTGATGCTCTTTCTAATCCTTCTGCTTGTCTAATTAAACCAGCGGATGTTTGTGCGGCGGCTTGCCTAAAGTAATTTTCATAGCCAGGCATAGCTGGCAAATTAATCGGTGCGGCAGTCTGCTCTGCTGGTGATGCCCCCAAAAAAGCTAAAGCATCTTCTTTGCTTATCCCCTGTGATGTTTGCGGTGTAGGTTGAGGAACCGATTGCGTGTAATTAGAAGTCAGATTATTTGGGTCAGATGGAGGCAATTGAGCCGCAGGAATTGGTGAAGTCAAATAATCCGAATCTACACTTTCAGATTTCTTTTTAGGTGTAACACCAAGGAACGATAAAGCATCTTCTTGGCTCATTCCAGCGGCACGAACTTGCGGAACCAATTGTGTCCCTACCTCATCTGGAGTTAATGATTCTAGTTGGGCAGGTTTACCCAACTCATTTGGTACAGATGCTTTTAGAAAATCAAGTGCTTCATTTTGGTTCATTTACTTGGAAAGGCTTGTAGCAATTGAACCGCTTGATCTTGACTGATTTTTCCAGATTGGAAAGCCGCTTTTACATCATTTGGTGACTTAAAAGTAGCATTCCCTTGTTGTATTTGAGTGTCATTACCCTGTGGTTGGTTTGGATTTGTTGCTCCAGCAGATGCATTATTTTCCTGTTTTGAAAGTTGCTGGATAGTATTTTTGGCCTCTTTTATTTTTGTTTGATCTGGGCCTCCCAAACCAAGGAAATTTGGCTTTTTGGTCATCTCTGTTTTAAGTGTCTTTTGTGCATTAGAAAGTTGACTTGCTGTATCAAAGTTACTCATTGCACCAGACAAAGCAGGTAGCGTAATGTTTGGGAATTGATCTCTTAAAGCAGTTCTTTGTTGAGTAGCAGAATCATAAGCCTGTTGATCACCAAGTCTTAATGCTTGAGATTGTGCTTCAGCAAGTTTTGAATCCATCTCATTGGCATTTTTCAAATCTGTTACAGTAGGTGCTTTTGGTGTTGCTTGTTTTCCAGCCCAATTAGGATTCATTCCAGCAGGAGGATTCATTAGTCCAGAACCATATTGACCATACAATGATGCAATTCTTCCACCAAGATATGCCTGAGTCCTTAACATATGTTGTGCATTAATGTTAGCAGATTGTGCTGTGGTAACGGCATTCTTTGCAAAGTTAGCAAGCAATGGATTTTGAGATGCAGTTACAGCCGCACCATAAACATCAGACATACCATTCGGATCACCAGATGCAATCTTTTGCAATCCTTGCGTATATTGTTGCTGAAGCATTGGCAACATAGCCTGTGCAGATTGAGTTGCGGCATGAGTCTCAATTGCATTACCAATCTGCTGACCAAGACCAGCAAGGCTATTAACCGTCTGGTTATTAGCGGCGTTTATCGTAGAAAAATTTGCGTACCCGATTGGCATATGATTAATCCCACCCTCCAGTAGTCATAAAATTAGAAAACGATGAAGTCCCAGGTCGTCCAACATATCCCGCAACGGGATTCCCATAATAAGAAGAAAGAGAATCAAGGTTTTGAGTGGCTGGAAGACCGCCAAGGGTATTCAATCTACCTTGAGCAGAGGGAGTAAGGTTGCTGTAATAATTAGACATTGTATTTGCTTTGTACAAATCTGTTCCAAGGTTGCCTAATCCAAGACCAAGTTGATTTTGATACTGATTTTGCAGTTGCTGTCCTTGATACTGGTTAAATGCACCTTGATATGCACTTTCTCCAAGGTTCAAACCTGCACTTGTTGCGGCATTGGTCAAAGACAGACCCTGTTGACCAGCTTGCAATCCTGCTTCAAGACCAACACTTGGAGATACAACCATCTGATTGGCAAGCTGTTGCCAAGTAGGTGCGGCACTCAATCCGTATTGGGAAAGTCCAAGGCTAGTCTGTCCAAGATTACGAGCAAAGTTTTGAGGGGCTTGTCCACCTCCGTTAAATAGATTAAATCCACCACCAAGATTCTGTGCAACTTGCCTATTGATTTGTTGTTGTACATCTTGGGGAACTTGCCCCTGCATATAAGAGTTAAGCTGATTAAGTGCGGCTTCTCTTTGTGCAGAAGACCCTGGTGTTACAACTTCTTGATTGGAAACATTTGCCGCTGTTCCACGTTTTGCGAAATCAATACCTTCATTTGCGGCTTGAGCATAAAGTTGTGCGGCATAATTCAAGGCATTTGGGGCCATTTGATTGTATGCCTGTTGTGCAAATTGCAATGATTGCTGTGGATTAAAACTAGGAGTAGAAGATTTACCTCCAAACAAACCAGAACCACCAAGTCCTCCAATTAAAGCTCCAACTCCAGCACCAATAGCAGTTCCAACACCTGGCACTACAGAGCCAATTGAAGCTCCTGTTGCCGCACCTCCGAGTGCCCCTCCTGCTGTTCCCATTGTTGAAAATGCCATAGTCGTGTATTAAATAGTATTTTTAGAAATAAATCAATAAGGCCATGTAGCCCCATCATCCCAAGCATATGTTGGGACTAGAGCGTTAAGCATCATGTTATTTGGGAATTGGCGAATTGTACTTCCCGTAGGTTCTTCTTTATCAGCAGTTTCCCTATTGACTTCGTAGATGGCATTCTGCAATGACACAGCATAAAGCTGATCACTACCCTTGTTCTCACGATAGACCACCGCCATCACAGCAGAGATCATAGCCTCTGGCGTATATTCTACTTGATCGGTAAGGTTAAATAGATCTTGGTAATTCTTCTTGCAATAAAGGATTACAGAATCCTTGGTGCATCCTTGAATGGAGTACCTACGGAATGATGGGTTGATGTCGTATGGTTGATAGATAGCCAACAGCATTTGTGCTGGAGCATCTGTATCGTAGGCATACAACCTAACTCTTCCATTTGTTTGTGGCTTGGTGCATTGAAAAACAGTTTTGAAGAAATTAACTGAATAAGTATAAGCAGGAGCAAGGCCAAGAGTAATTGTTTCACTAATTCTTGTTCCATAAGCGTCCTCACCAAAGAAAGTTATTTCGGTTCCTGCGTCAAGTGGAGATTCTGATTCCAAACACAGCTTATAGGGAGCAACATCATAGTTTTGGTAAGTAACGTGCTTACCACCAATTTCAATGAACTTCTTATTCCCTCCGTTCCATCCATACGCCTGACCCCATCCATTTCCATTTCCGTACCCACCGCTGTTTGCATCACCCCAATTATTTTGGGGAATAGATTGATACCACTCGTTGCCAAGGGATACAGGAACTCCATCAATCCATGCCAGCCTTACCTGTTTGTACAGGCTAGGAAGAGTAATGGCTTGGTTGACACAGGCTATACAAACATACTCACAGGTTGCATCACTATCAGTTTTATTCCAAAGCAAAGACCTTGCTTTGTTCATGTACGACAATTGCGTTGCTTGATTACAAGTACCGCTATTCCCTGCATAGGGACGGATAGCGTTCAGTATGTATGCAACATCGTAGAGCATGGAATTAGATCATTTCACCACGGCTAATAGGACGACCACCAACAGATCGTGTCATCGGGCGTTGAACGCCTGTTACACTTGGTAATGACGATAGCTTGATGGAGGGAGCTTGTTTGACCTTGAGCATCTTGCTCCTCATCGCCCCTGTTTTTGGGAGCTTTAAGGAAGCCATATGCTTAGAGCCAATCGCTATTGAAAGGAGATCCCTTACCCATAGAAGTCTCATTGGCAGGGCCACCTACCGAAAAGGCAGATTGATTCCTTTCACCAATGGACTTGATACGGGCGGTTCGGGCATCCTTGTACGCACGAATGGCGGCAATGTCGTTCTTGATCTGCAACTTCTGCATAGGTTGAGGAGTTGCCGAATCAGAAACGATACCACGCTCCGTGTTATCGTGAGTGTATTGTACTCCGTGGGAGGCCATATTACTTCTTGGAAGAACCACGACCTGGGGACGTAGGCTCTGGCTGTTTTGCACCTGCATAGAAGATGCCAGAGAACTCGTTACCACGGGGGTTGTTGCTCATGTTTTCCTTGACGGTTCCACGGGTGGAGAAACCTTCGCTTTGTAGTTTAGGCTCGGTGGCCCTATTGCTGTCTTTTGCCATATAGTTAGTTTGTTGTTGAGGTTAGAGTGCGGCTATGTTTGCTACAGACCAAATGATCTGAGTTATTTTATCTGTAGATGTATTGATATTTGAGTAAAAAGTAAACCCTGTAGTTGATTGTGTGCCAGTTGCCAAGATCCATGCTTGTGATGTAGTTGTTGGAACACCTGTTGCCACAAAGGTAATATTAATCTGATAATTAGCATTAGGCATGGCAGTAGGGAAAGTTACTACATATGTTCCAAGACCATTGGTAATGGAACTAATTGTGCCACTTTGAGGAGTGACAGCATTCAAAGTATTCTGAATCGTCAGAATATTCTGATTAATAATGGTAATCTGTTGAGGAGTAACTTCATTCAAAAAAGGAATGTTTACAGTCCCATTGTTCAAATAAAGCTGAATAAAGCTGTTAAAAATATCAGACCATTTCCCTTCTGGGCAATAATTTGCTGGAACTGTTGGAAACAGCAATTGGGCTGGAGAGCTTTGATTCTGCATAGATATTTCAGTTATAGAGACATTTGTTTATCCTTGCAATAATTTTATCCATTTACAGAAGATGTAGCAGAAGATAAAGGAACTATCCTGTAATAATCTAAATCGTTGATACTACAACAATTTACTGGTGCTGGTGCATTGTAAAAAGTATCTGGGCAATATCCCTGTGGAAGATCAATCTTGTCATTAAAGATAACAGAAAGTCTGACCCTATCTACTATGCAAGAACCTTGTAGATTTATCTTCAATTGAAACTCCGCACCTTCTTGTAATGGTATTTCATTAAATGATTCACACTTGTCAATATCTGGAGATGGGAATCTTATCTGTTGATAACGAGGTTGAGAAACCAATGGTGTGCAATTACTTACAACTGGTGTGCATTCATTTAGACCTATTTTAATTGGGTCTAATAGGGTATTAAAACAGGCATAAGAATCTGGTCTAAAGTCACAGCTTGCAGTTACTTCTTCTTTAAGATTAGAAACCCACATTTCTCCTCCCACAAGTTGTTTGCGAACAAATTTTGAAGCACCTTCATTTGGAGTGAAATCAAAACGCTTTGTAATGAAGAATGATTTGATTGGTACGCTACCATATACCTGAGAGTAGTCATCAACTCCTGTAGCCAAGACGCTACTATTCTGAAGCTCATATAACCTATTCACGCCATCTGCATCAAAAGAAAATGCAAATCCACGTTGAACTCCATTTATCTGTGCTGTGAGTAATTGTGTTGGTTGTGGGCCTTCCCATAATCCATTCCAGCGTGTAGGCAAGGAAGCATCAGCTTCAACTCTGGCTGGCTGTTCAACATCCAAAACAATCATTGCCCTACTAGGACGATGAAGACCATATGCTGGATTGGTATTGGCAACCGTGAATGGAGAAACTGTAGCAATCAATCGGTTGTCAAAAAACATAGCCGATTCAAATTGCCTTAACCAAGGAGTATCATAGTTTACCCAAGGTTGAACTTCACGGGAAACTTTCTTAAATGAAAGTGCTTGGTAAAAATCAACCTGTGCATTGTTGTAAAAAGACCATCCATCATCAGATCGGAAATACACATCATTGTTTACTCCTGTAATACTCCAAGGAGAACGGCATCCACGCCCGATCAACGATACCTTCTGAATATTGTTTGCTTGCCAAGTTGTCCTATCTTGCGAGAGATCCAAGGTAAATGATCCGTTCTCACAGAAAACAACCAATTCACCCTGACCACGCACGTTGATGTTGAGGGATGGCATTACCCTCATTCCTGTAATCAATCCAAGATTAGAAGGAGGTGTAAATGATCCACCTTCAGCCCAATAAGTTTGTTCAGTAAAATTCTGCGTATTGGAAGTAGTTGTAAATCCATTTCCATAAATAATGTCAGAAACATAGATATTGTTTTGGGCATCACTTACAGCTACACGACCATATGCATATGCCATGATCGTTCCAATCGGCATTTGTTGAGCCGCAGGATTTAATCTGAAAACATTGTTGGGCTGTTTTGCAGTAATCGTTGTCGTCAAAACAGTAGTTGAAGCTACATTTGACCAAGGAGTTGCAGACGTATCTGGGAAAATGCTTCTTACACGGAAAGAATATGTAGTCGTATTAGATGAAGCGGCATAAACATAACTGTTTTGTGCAGAAGAAACAGTAGCTATGGTAAAATAATCATTATTGTTATACTGAACTTGAATTTCAGTTGTGGTTGAACCAGGCGAGTTAACAACCCAAGAAAGATTGATATTGGAAATACCATCCCCTTGTGCTTGAAGATTAGTAGGTGAACCAGATACGTTTCCATTCCAAGCAATGGGATCTTGGTATCCATTTTGTATATACACCCAATTTTCTGCTTGCACAAACCATGTGTGCATAAGAGTTGGGTCGTTTCCTTCAATCAGCTTATAAAGCGTACATACATTGTTTACTATGGAGAGAAAATATATTACTCCTGCAACAGAGCATATAATTCCATCTACTGATTCTGGAGATACGGCTTTGTATGCTAAAGCACCTTGGAAGTTTCCAGTTTGGAAATCAGTTAATATGGATGAAGGGTATCCATATGCTACGTTTATTTGAAGGTCGGTAAATGGGGGACGAGTAGAATTAACAGATTGTCTGAATGATCTGTTTACACATGATGAAACATAAGTTACTGGAAGTACAGAGGGATTAGTCTCTGCATCCATTGCAACTGTCGCTGTTGTCCCATCATAAACTCTACTGTCCTGTGCCATGACAGATTAAGTCTTAATGCAATAAATCATTGCATAGTTCGCTGGACGAGTCTCCGTTCCATAACGTGGAGTACCATCCGTTCCATCCGTTGTAGGATTGGTAACAGTTATTGTTGCGAGGCCAAAATTGCCACCAGGGCTTCCTACTGCTCCACCTGGCCCTGCACCTTGGATTGCCGTACTTGTAACAGCATGATAGTGACCTTGAAATTGATCTCCTTGGAAGGTTCCAATAGCAGGTGCGGCATATGTCACTCCACTTTTTGTTTGAGTTCCAGCACCCCTAATGAACAAACCTTGCAGATTAGGAACAGCAAATGTTCCAACTCCAGAACCATATGTTGTTCCAATCAATGCATAAAGTGCAGGATATGCAGATGTTGAATATTGTGTTCCATCACAAATTAACCATCCAGTAGGTGCACCAGAACTTGTGAAGGAGTAAGCAAATGGAAGAATAGCACCAGAAGGAATTGCAGAAAACAGGGAAGAAGCTGATACAATTTGTGGATCACCAGTAGATGTATTAAATGAAACAACTTGTCCTGCTGTAGTTGTAGAGAGCGTCTGAACACTATTTGCTGGAGATGAAGAAGATCCAGTTTTATAAACAAGTCCTTGAGTTGGGATAATGGATTCAACCGTACCCCAAGATGTTGTGCTTCCACCTGCACTAACCACAGGGAATTGTGCTTCTGTAGATGTATTTGGGAAAAGACCAACAAGCTGACCAGAAGATGAAAGAGCTTGAATTTGACCAGAAGTTACAGTTGCTTGATTTGCTGGCTGAGTAAGATAAAGCGGATAGGTTGTTGATCCATCACCCCATTGAACAGTTGCAGAAGAAGCATTGTAATAAAGCAAGCTGTTGGTAGAAAGGGTAGGGACTGTGTACTTACAAGAAGCCGAATCTTCACCAACAATACGTTGGATTACACCCTGTCCAAGTGCAGTACAAGATGTTGGAAAGTTTGGGTTACAAGAAGGTGGTGCGTATTGAACGGTATTGTAGTTACCGCACCCGCAATCGTATCCGCTGTAGCATCCGCATGACATATAAATAAAATAGTTATTATTGTTTAAGACCATTGTTCTTTTGGCAACGTAGGCCAAACTGGATTAACAACAGGATTTACAGCTAATAATCGGAGTGCGTTGCGATAAATAATAAAATCAGCGGAGTTAATAAGATGAGGGTTGTTTTGAGTATTTATTACGCTGTTAATTTCAGTCCAATCTGTAGCAGAAAGAAGCGATTGAGCTTGAGATTTGCAATCAGCAATTTTATGTTCTGTTATAGATGAGTTGTACGCATTAGAATCAAAGTTAATAACTCCATTTACCAATGAGAGATATGGATATTGATCTGGAGTATAAGAAATAGGAATAAGAACTGCTCCAACGGGAATTAAAGAGGATTGATTGGAATCAAATCCCCAAATTTTGTTATTGGTATCAATATAGTTGTTCATATTTTATCGAAGTTCATACCATTGAGATATTGCTGTGGATGTAGTTGTTATTGAATAAGTTGATCCAACTTTAACTATTCCACCAACAGTACCATTAATTGACTGTCCATTTCCTACAGCACTAATAGAAACAATATTTCCATTTACAGAAAAATAAATATTTGCATTCGCTGTATAAGTATTTACAACCCAAACAAAAATAGGGCTTGATGTTGAGTTTGTATAAGTTACTCCAGCAGAACGACTTCCTGTTACATTGGTAATTGTTTGATTTGAATTACCAATTCCGTTATTTGGAAAAAAATTAGATAATGAAATACTCATAATTTATGCAATAATTACTGACCAAGTTCCACCATTGTAATACATAATCACTTGCCAATTGGAAACATTGCAGATCAGATTTTGTGCAGATCCTTGAATTGTCAATGCTCCACCTGGCGATATAGTAAGATTGTTTGTACCCCAAGTTCCATTGGCATCAGCTATAGTTACAATAGATCCCTGAGTTGCATTAGATGGTAGCGTCAAAGTCCAAGCATTATTTGTTGTATTTGCGGCAATTCGATCTCCGATTACAGCAGTATAGGTATTGAATTTCTGTGTGTAACTTAAATCAACAGTTGCAGTAGTAACAATTGGATTACCAGCAGAATTAAAACTAACATACTGACCTGTAGTTCCAGTTAGTTGATATACTGTATTTGCAAAATATCCACCATCATTGTAAACACCAGTTTTGAAAACAATCCCTTGGTTTGGAATAATGTTCTCAATGGTTCCCCAATTGGTTGAAGTCCCACTAGGAGAAACTATAGGAAATTGTGTCTCTGTAGAAGTAGAGGGTTTGAAAGCAACAAGCTGACCTGTTGGAGTAGTTGCTTGAAGCTGGCAAGATGTATTTCCAACAGCTTGACCAGAACCATTTCCAAGGAAAATAGGGTTTGCTGAAGTAGCATTACCCCATTGTACTAGACCAGTAGAGGCGTTATAAAAAAGAATGCTGTTAGATGCCAGCGTTGGTACAGTATATTTGCAGTAGCTAGAATCCTCTCCTACAACACGCTGAATGGTTCCAGCACCCAAGGCTGTGCAACTCGTAGGGAAGTTTGGGTTGCAAGCAGGGGGTGCATATTGAACCGTGTTATAGTTGCTATTGCATCCGCAGGACATAAGTTATGATTTTATAGGGTAAGTATATTCTTGAGTCAATATAGAAGGAATAACAGATTTAATGCTAGCAATAGAATCTGTGGGAAGAGGTGTTTTTGTAACATCTCTAAGAGCTTGTTTTTGAGCCGCAATGGTTTTTTGTCCAACTGTGTCGGATTGTTCAAATGCCATACTGAAATGTACGTCTAGCGTCGAAAGTAGCGGGGCACGAAGTTCTCTCCATTTGCTTAACTGAATATGCTGTGCTTTAGGAATGTTTGCTACTGCACCATAAGTTGCGTCGAAATCGTAGGCGTTGAAATAATCATCGTCAATGTCAAGGGAATCAACGATCTTGTAAGCAACGCCAGCAGGAACATCTTTTGCGGCGATCTCTTCAATAGAAAGACTAAGATCAGCAGGAATGATTACTGCAACTTGTCCGTTATCTTGGGGATAAGTAATAAATGGCATAATTAGTTTCCAAAGATTTGTACACAAACAATTGAAGCATCACCAAAAATAGCTCCATTACCCGCTTCAATCACTTGATGGCGTGTTTGTGCCGTATTTTGAGATACTGTATAAGGTATGCACATATATGCTGGAGATCCTGCACTTATAGGAGATGTGCTAACTACTACTGAATAGTTTGCATTTGAAAATGCAGTTGCATAATTTACCGTATAGTCGCCCGTCCCGTTTTTCGTGATGGACGAGACGTTATAACTGGATCGTATTTTGGAAGTGCTTGGATTTGGGCTATACGTTCCAGTTCCGTCAAAATTTACCCATGCTTTAGCAGTTGTTTTTGCAAGAGTAGATGATGCTTGAGCCGCTGAAGCAGTTGCCGCATTTCCTGTGGTGCTATTAGAAAGCGTTGCAGATGAAGCATCTATAATTTGTCCACTAGCATTAGTTCCAACAATTGTTTTTGTAGTGGGAATAGATGCACCATTTACTTTTACAACAGAAGTTGCACTTTGCGTTCCAGTTACATCTCCAGATAGTGATCCACTAAAATTAGTAGCGTTAGTAGCATTTCCAACTGTCAAAGAAGATGGGCTAATCCATGACGGTGCGGATGTTCCATTGCTTTGAAGCAATTGATTTGCAGAGCCAACAGCAGTAAATCCAGTTGTGCTAACACCTGTTTGATATACAACCTTTCCAGCCGCACCACCTGCAATATTCGATGCTGTAGTAATAGCAGGTATATTTGCCCAAATAGGTGTTCCTGCTCCTGTAGAAGTAAGAACTTGTCCAGATGTTCCTACAGATGTGAAAGAAGTCAAACCAACACCAGATTGGTATGGAACAACGCCAATAGTTCCTCCTGCAAGATTTGTAGAAGTAACAGCAGTCTGAGAAGATGGAACACTAGAAGTAGCTACAAGTTGTCCAGAAGTATTTAATCCTGTGACATATTGTACAGAGCTACTTGTAACTTGTTGTAGGTTTGGCAAAAGAATAGGAGCCTGTGCAGAACCATCACCCCATCTTGTCTTGCTTCCATCATAGATTAACCATGCTGGATTCAATGGTATATTCAGTCGTGTAATCTGGCTTCCATTTTGCCATAAAATAGGAGCAACACCCTGTGATACAGGAGGAATAATGCTTATTGGCACTAAAGGAGGGCAAGCCATATTATGCAAAAGATGATATAGGAACCAAGGTCAGGGTTCCTTGTGCTGTTACTGCAACAACAAATTGAATGTTGGAGCGTGTTGTTTGTTGAAGAAAAGGAAGATTAATAGGATTTGTGGTTGAACCATCAGCAACTATAAAATTCTGACCATTCCAAATTTGGATTGCAGGATTAGAACCAGGTACAATAGGCATCAATTGACCGCAACCACTATAGCACCATCCAGTAACGGAATAGTTGGGCTGGCAACAAGTCTGGTTTTGTTGGTACTGCATTTGGATGGTACTTTACGCTATTCCTATTTCTTTTGACAAGTCATTTACCCTAGCTATCCAACCTTTTAAGAATTTAGCAAGCGGAGGGTTATGTGATGCAATGCTTTTGTATTTATCAATACGGAAATCAAGATACTTTTTGGGGCTTCCACCACAATTTCTTAACCAAAGTTGTGCCCTTTCCAAACCTTGGTTTTCAGCGGTATCAAAAAAACACCAGTTCAATGGATAAGGAATATGATCACATCCATATTTTATCCAATCATTCCAATATATTTGTTCTGCCTGTTCTTCTGTAAGGTTTTTAATATCAACGCTTTTGTGTGATGCTTGATCTATTCCATACTTAGTAGCACCACCTGGATCGTCAGGATCATTCTCATAAGTAGTACCTTCCCAATTCCACAGAAAAGGAATAACCCTGTTCTTAAAGAATGTTGTCATTATGGTCTTGGAAATACTTTGCTTTCCAGCTTCTTTGATTTACTTGAACTTCTGGAGCTTCAGCATTGGAGTCAATGTGTGTGTCTTGAGATATGTTTTGCAAGGCAGATATAGCTTTCCAATCAAAGCAAGCCTGTCCTGTAATGAGAGTCATAGCCAATGCCATGAATGCCATGATTGCAGTATTGGAAACCTCTACAATCTCCTTGGAGGAATCAGAATGTTTGTGAATAAGATATACAGTAGCTACAAATACAAGCAAAACTCCTACACCAGCAATACCTGCATAAAGTGCTTTTTTGCTTTTGGAAGCTGGCTGATCCAGCTTTTTTTCAATCAGAGAGCGAATCGCCATGCTGTCTTGATCCCGATATATCCAACAACACAAAGGATAGAAAAGATTGCAATTCCTCTCCAAAACCAAAGTTCTTTCAAGGCTTTTTCCTGTTTATCATGCCAGTAAATAACCTCACTCTGGGCTTTAGCTAAATCTTTTGCTTGCTGATCAACCTGAGTTTCATAGTTAGTAATTGCAGATTCAAGGTTGCTTATTGCCTTTTGTCCTTCTGGTTTAACAAGAGGCTTTAATTTTTCTACTGAATTACGAACAGCTACAACAGATGGTGTAATATAACTTGGCTTCTCTTGATGAGAGCATCCTGCCAAACATAATAAAAAAGCACTTATGAATGGAAGTAAAGCATCCCAAATCTTTTTCATTTTTTGGAGTTTTTAATAATCGTCAAAACAGAAGCAGAGGCAGAAAGAATCAAACAAACCCATTGAGCAATAGGAGGAACTTCTGGGATGATTGATGGTATTAAAAGTAATGCAGATGTTGCCGCACCTAAAAACAAACCAGAAGGATGTGGTGAGGCAGAATGCATAAAGTAAAATATAAGATTATTATTAATTCTTGATCAAGAATATTATGGAATTGTTATGTTAAAATACGTTCCTTGGTTATGTTCAAGAACTGATCTATTAACAATAGAAGGAAAAACAAAACATTCTTGCATCAATCCGTTTTGACCAGGTTGTAAACCAGAACGATTAAAATTAAATATGTTCACTTGTGGAAGTGGTGTCCCTATAGTTACATTTGCTGTTTGTGCTACACCATTAAGTGCAAGAGTATATTGGACAGCAGGAATAAATATTGCTGTTATTACAGAAGGAGAATTATATCCAAAAGCAAACAGATTGGCTGGAGGAGTTGCCATTCTCATTCTTTGAGCATTGTCAAGATATACTCTTGCTGAATTTGCATCATTACCAATTATGTTTCCATTAACTACATATGGACTTGTTAGTTGGTAAACAAAGTTATAACTAAATGCATTTGGGTACACTATACCAAAATTATTTGTAGTAGCCATGTATTGCGTAGTTCCAGCTTTTAATGCTGGTTTTGCATTTGTGGCAGTTATAACTGTACCTGCATTTACAACTTGTGGTTGTAAAGTTGTGTTTGCTTGGCTTAGATTTTTACCATTTCCGCTTTGATCATACCATGTGGTAACAAATCCAGAACTTGAACCGCAAAATGTAGTAAGATTCGTAGTGTCTAAATCTCCATTAGCAAGAAACGGAATGTTTTGTTCTGCATTATCAGAACTCCTTCTTACTCGAAAGGCTGAACCATAATATGCTGAAGATAAAAGCCTTACAGAATAAGCACCAGATACAGGAGTAGATAGGACATCCAAAACATATGGTGTTTGGACGGATCTATTTCCTAGATAAGCATCTAGGTTTAACTTTCTCGACAGCGTTGGCATTATGCGTTGTAAGCAATAATTGATCCGCTAGTAAGAGTAATAGATGTAATGTTACCGAAGAAAATAGTTCCTGCTGGAATGGTAACTCCAGTAATTGTGTTACCCGATCTTGTAGAGTCGGTTAATGTAGTAAATACACAAGATGCCAATACCTGTATGCAATACCAAGTTCCAGTATGGTTTGCTGTATCGTTAAAGAAAGAAGATCCAGATGCGGCGGCATTATGATCTTTAACATTAAAAGGAGTTGTCGCAGATCCTTGTGTTACTGCTCCGATTGTATTACTGCCAGCAGGAAGACTGCCAGTAATAGTGACACTTCCTCCTCCGCTACCACCAGCAACTACTGCATTGTAAATTTGCCAGCGTTGTTCGCTATCAGTTGTATCAACGAATGAACCGAAAGAAAGAGGAGTTACAGACATAAAGGTTTATATTGCAATAGTGGCGTGGAGGGATCGAACCTCCACACCACCATTTGTTTAATTATTGAAGAAGACCAACAACGTACACATCGCCCGTCAATGCACCGATGCGTCCAGCGGTATCAGCCGTGGAAGCCTCAGTCGTGAGGGAGGGGTTGTAGTACGAGAAGGTCGTAGCAGTTGCGGAAATAACGGTAACAGTACCATTGTAAGCCGCATTGCCAACCGTAAGAACATCAACAACTGCACCAGCGGTGATCCAAGCAGGAACGCTTGCAACCGTAAGGGTGGAGATGTTGTTGGTCGTGGAACGATTCGTCGTAGCAAGAGCAGGAACGGCGGCAGTCGCAACATTCAGAGTAAGGGTCTGGACGGCGGCGGCTCCGTTGCTTGCAAGTGCGGTCGAAACAGGAAGCTGACCAAGCACATAACCATTCGTTGCGGGAGTAAGAATGGTTTGCGAAAGGTTTCCAGTACCATCAATAGCTACAACGGGAGTTGCAGGAAGTGTGGCAGTCGCAATGTTGTGACCAGTAGTGCCGTTATTAAGGGCAACAACTGCTTGAGTTCCATTGGTTCCAGCGGCGTTCGTGTAAACGATGGTGGCGAATGTCGGGATAAAGACATTCTCATCGTATTCCAGTTGACCGATGACGGTAGCTCCTGCTGTCGTGAAATCCACGGAAACAGGGCCGAAACGAACCTGAGTCAGGTTGTTAGGGACGGGAGGTGTAGTAGTAGCAGACATATTAGTATTTTGATTGTTAGGTTTTAGTAGTAGCTAGGAGTGTTGTACACGACATTGTTGAGCGTATAAGATACATAAACATTGTCAGTAGTATCAGCAACTGTAATAGGAGTGAACAAAGGCCCACTTCCAGAAAGGCTGATAGCTCCAGACATTGCAACGCCATTTACCGTACAAGTGCCAGTACCATTAGCCGTAATCGACCATGTGATAGCACTCGTAGGAATAGTGAAGCTAGTATTGTTTGCTACCTGTACAAAGTAAGGAGTCAAGGGTTGCCCCCACCCTACATAACGTAGGGCGGGTGCGTTCAAGACATCCGATGGGGCATAAACTGAAGGATTAAGTGACATAGGATGTTTCCCTTAATTGTTTAGATAGGCTCCGTAATAACGCTAGAGCAAGCATAGCAGTCTGGCGTGTATTGCGGGGTATAGTCTGGGGTGAGGTTGCAAGCGGCAGGGATGATCAACTGAGCGTTGTTCAACCTGTGCAGAATGCTGTGCATCAAGGTAGGATCTTGGAATTGCATACCCATACGGAACTGGTTCCAGAAGAAACCTTGATCACGCTTGATGTTGCACTCCCAATCTGGATTCTTCCACTCCCAATCACCAGCGTAGTTCTGGGTCATGCCTTGGGCTTCACCAAGACCACTCTGGGAAGGGCTGATCCACTTGATCATAGCCTTGTTGACCCAAGGGTTGGTAATACCGAAGTCGGCGTTGGCGAATGCAGGGTTCTGAACATACTTGCAACCAAGCTCTGTGGTCACAGGGTAGTAAGGCAGAACACGCACCAGACGAGGCCAGGTGGAAACGTCATTGGCATTGAAGGTCGGGAGAGAGGCGTTGTAAACCCAATCCACATTCAGACGAACACCGTTGATGTCATTGCAGAAAGCGTAGTTTCCGATAACACGATCAATACCCAAGGAGTACTGAAGCTGTTTGTCATCGAAATCGCTAACGCTCTCCCACCATCCACCAGACTGCTTGGCATACTGCCAGAGTTGGCGAAGGACACGGGCATCGGGAACGATGATCTCAAGGAGAGGACGACCAGCGGCTTCCGAAACGTCGAGACGATAAGCATCATCTTCACGCTGAAGGTTGATGAGGATGTCATCAAGGGTGTCGAGCGAGAGAAGACCGATGTTGTTTAGCTGGCTGGCAGGGAGTTTAACATAGACATAGCCCATGTTGTAGCTACCTTCATTCGTGCCCTCAAAAGGCTGAACGACAAACATCTGATCATCTGGAGCAACGCAAGAAACAAGGGACTGACCATTGCTGATCGGAACCCACTTGTGACCTGCACCACCGATCCAGTTGGAACGGGCGAACTCCTCATGGACGTTCTTGGTGATGTTGACGTTGGTGGACATGATGTGATCCATCTCCTCCTGTGGGAACAGACGATACATGAAGTCGGTAAGCTGATACCAATCGGTACGCATTGCCTTGGTGAAAAGGCTGAAGCTGTACGATTCCGTACCAGGATGAGCAATGAACTCAAACTGAACGTCATCAGCATTCTGAATGCAACGTCCAGATTGGACTTCCTGCCAAGGTTGATCGGGGTTGTACCATCCACGACCAAAGCGGAAAGCCTTCATGGTCGGGAGAGTGTTCAGAGGCCAAGTCTCGGTTTCAAGACGACCATAGTAGATGGAGTTAATCGCCATCTTCTTGATGAAGAAGGGATTGTAGTACGTCCTTGCCTCACGGAACAGGGTGTCCACATCTTGGCAAGAACTAAAAGTTACGCCGTTTTGGGCCATAATATTTTAAGTTTTGGGTTTGTTTATGTGTCCCAAAAGAGATCGCTCCCTCTTGAAACACGGTTATTGTGTTTAGGGTTTGCGATCTGGCAACCATCGCTGGTTAGTTTAATCACCCCACTATTCTCCAGCTTGGCAACCCGCTTATTATTTAATGTGGGTCGCTATCCCACTCGTTGCTTCCACCGAGAACAGTTGGCTAATCAAACCAACTAATCCAGAGTTATAATGTCAACGAACTATTAGAGGTTTTCTAATAGCCCGTCAACACAAAATGTTATTTATTTCTAAATTTAGCAAAAAGAGCCGCTGGTGTGCGTTCTTCTACTTCCGTAGCTTTACCAGCAGAGGATGATCCAATGCTTCCCTCCGAAGTTCCAGAACCACGCATTTTCTTAATGGTTTCTTTAAGTTCAGCATTCTCTTTTTCAAGTGCGAAAGAATATGCTTTTGCTTTTTTGAATTTTGCACCCTGCATTAGTACACGAGTGATTTGCTCTGGAGCATAATTGCTGTTCTCACGCAATGCGGCTTCAGCAATAAGTTCATCTTCAGTTGTATCATCATCAATTTTTTGTGATGAAATGATCTTGGCAATTTCCTCGTTGTATTTAACTGCATCTTCAAGCTGTTGTTTGGCTTGTGAAAAAGCATCCTGCCAGCGTTTTCCAACCTGAGATTTGGTAGCTTGAATGCGACGATTCTGCTCTTCTTCAGTTTGTGCTTTGGTAATCTCCCAATTTTGAATTGCTTGATTTCTTGCCTCAATCCTGTTCAGAACTTCATAAGCTGTTGAGTTAAACTTGGCTTGCTCCATTGGAGAAAGGTTCTCATAAATATAATTAAGAGTCTGTTTGGAAACCTCACGCTGTCTAGCCTTCTCGTTAGGATCTTGGCTTGTCAATGATGCCTCATATGCTTGAACAGCTTTGGCAAATTCTGTGATGCTTGTCTGATCATCACCAATGATCATCTTAACTTGGTTATATCCATTTAGAATTGGAGCATCAAAAGTCTCTTTAAATACAGGATTAGAAGGAAGGTTTAGGAAGGCATTTGCTTTTTGAACTTCTTCAAGATTACGGGTAAGTTCCTCTTCACGTTCCTGTCTTTCTTTGACAGCTAGTTCAAGCTCTTGACGAAGTTTCTCAACTTCCTTTTTGCTTTCACTATCATCAATCTTAGAACGAAGCTCTGCAATTTCCTGTTGAGCCTTATCGTATTCTTCTACTTTCTTTTTAAGATCAACGGCTTCTTTAGCAAGCTGTTCGTTAGTCTGTTTGAGAGACTTGATAAACCCTGGCTTCTTTTCATCATCAACCAATGATGCTTTAACTTCTGGCTCTTCACGATTAAGCTCTGCATTTTTGACAGCTTCCTTTTGTTCTGTAATTCGGTTCTGATGTTCTTCAGAATCAGCATTAGTCTTTGCACCAAACTTTTTGAACAAATCTTCTGGAGTTCCTTGTGGGGCTTCTTTGATATTTGCCCTAAAGAAAGTATCTGCTTGTTTTACAGCGGCATCTCTTGCCGCTTTATCAGCATCACGGGCGGCTTGTACAGCGGCTTGGTTCTCTACAGGAGGTTGTGCAATGGCGGTATCAGACATGGTTGTATTTGGTTGGTGTGGTTACTTTCTTAGTGAGATTTCGTCGGGTGATAATGAATCATCCAGATCGGGATCAATTTCTATTGTTGGCTGTTTAACAATAACTGCTGACTTTAGTTGTGAATCAACAGAGTTAAAAGAGTTTTGTTCTGCATCTGTTGCGTATTCTTGCAATGCACGAAATACAGCAACAACAGTTGCATGGTCTTTGTTTACCAAATCTTCATAAACAGCGGTCTTTAATTCGCTGTATCTTTTGTCATTTATGAGTGCGGCGGCTAGGTTGGTTACGTTTGGATTATCCATTCTGTTGTCCAATTTGCGGGTTGCTTTGTGTTACTGCTTCTTGTCCTTGAATGGCTTGTTGTTGTGCCATCATATCTTGTGCATTCATCTGCTGATTTTGATCAAGCTCTTGCTCATGTTGATCCTGCATCATGCTAGAATCATGTGCGGCTTTAGCTCTCTTGATTTGAATCTCATTAGCGGCTTTAGCTCTCTTTGTGGCAAGATCAGTTGCAACTTTCTCCATTGCATTGGAGTTGTGCAGTTGAGCTTTCTGTGCCATTGCCGCCAGCTTGATGTTTTCTTTCTTCTGCAAGCTGTCTGTCTGGATGGCTTCCTTGGCAACCAGGGCTTGGAGCTTGATGTCTTGTGGCGATTGACCTTGCTGGCCTTGTTGCTGACGACCTTTTTCAAGTTGTGCAAGTTGGCTACCCAGTTCATCAGTACCACGCTGAAGCTGTTGCATTTGTTGTGCAAACTGCTTTGCCAAATTCTTTTTGGTAGGATCTTTCTCAATGAATCCAAGGTGAGCAACCATGTGTGGCCCTTTGAATCGCATGAGGCAAGCATAGATGTCACGGACAAGATTAATTGCTTCTTCAGAAGCCTGTTGTGATTCTTGACCACGCACAGGAGCCTGTGGATTAACTCCGCTAGATTGCATTGCCTGTTGTGCTTCCTGCATTGATGCGGCGGCATCTTGGAAGTGAGCTTGGAAGTGTTCAACATGGTTCTGGTCAGGATACACACGGAAGTTGGCAGGGTTTCCTTTCGGATCAGTCATACCAATGTTCTCCATTGAAATGATTCCCTGTTCATCTGGAATCTTGACCGTTGTTTGTTTGACGTAACGATTTACATTTTGACGACCATTGAGTGCGGCGATTGCATCAGCAATAGCATTGGCTTGACCCTCATTGATGGGGGTCATGCCAGTAAGTGAAACAGTCTGTTGAGCCGCCATGAGCTTATAGCTTGGGCTTCCAGAACCAGAAAGCATATTGGATTCTAGGTTTTCAATGTTTTCCCATTGCCATGCTTCCTTGGGAACACCATTTTCTTCCATGAAATCTACAAACTTCTGCTTGAGCTTATACCCATAACCACCTTTGGTGGTACGGCTCATGCGTTTGTAAAGCATTTTCAACCAGCGAGTTTGGTTATCGTTGAAACGACGAATCTGTGTTCCCTGTAGTTTTGCTGATTCAGCGGCATCAAGTTGAGCTTCACCTTTGGTGCGAGCTTTTCCTCCTCTATTTGTCATTCCAATATTGTATGCACCAATCCCACGATACATATCAGCTTGGTAGTATTGCATCCCTGCAAACAATTCACCAAGAGGAACACTTAAACTGACTTGGGCTGGCTCCGTATCTTGGGGAAGAATCATCCAAGGTTGCCACTCCATTTGCTTTAACTTCTTTGTGGATTCTGCACTTCCACCCTTGAGCATGAGTCGAGTACTCCAATCCATTGCATCAAATGCACGATTCATGTGGATGTCATACGCACGACATTGGATAAATACAGATTCGGCTAGACCTTGTATTTCATGCCAAATTCCACTTCCCGTAGAATCGCACATTGGTGCAATAATATCTTGCCATCCATCTTCATCCTTCTCTACCCAATCTTTTTTGTAATAGAGAAATCCAGTTTGGTCACGATATTCTTCTTCAGTAAGATCCTTGCGTCCATTCTCTTTGTACCCAAGGACAAGACCTCCGTAGTTCTGAAGCAGGAGCATCTTGGAAATGCTTCCGTTAAACTCCATGATATACAGTTCGTAAATTTCAATGCGTAGCGTGTACAGGCGAGAAAGATTTAAGTTTCCAGAAGCTACGTCACGCAACCATTCCGTATTGGTATATGTGTTGCGATAGTTGGTCGTAAACATTCGTAGGGCATCAACACAAGCCCAGAAGTTCCAACCCATATCAGTAGCGTGTTGCTGTGCCTTTACTGGATCTTCTTCCCCGCCAGTAATCTTGAGCCAGAACTCAAGTGGTGTGTAGCTACGTTTGATGCAAAGCTCACCCAAGTTCGTGAGGTCTGCATATGTCTTGTCTGGAATTAGTACGTTAGAGTTGTGAAAACTCTTGGTAGGCCATCCGTCCCTGTCCTCGGCAATCTCAAATCCTTTTCCGTACAGGGTCATTTCTTCCACATCAAGTTCGACATTGTAGTTATACGATGTCCATGAGCGAAGCATTCTATCAAATCCAACACTAATTAAATTGCTCCAAATCTCTTTCTCCGTAGGATTTCCAATTTTGGTAGTAATATTTGCGGCAGTATTACGTTCCATAACCATGTCCACAAAGCTGGACTTCTGGTTATCAACAATGAACTTCATCTGTCGGAATGGAACATTGCTCATTCCAGAAAGCTGACGAGAAGCTACTTGGCTATAATCGGTAGGAGGAAATCCTTTATAACATTTGTAGATACGTCCCCATTTACGCTCTCTCCCTGCATTGTCCAAGCGTAGATTCCAGCAAATAGTAAAAGCATCGTTTGCAGTTTGCACACGGCTAGTAGGAGCAACGCCATTAGAGTTAATGGTATTAAATCCCCATGAGGAAACTCCTTCACGATTAACGATCTTTTTTGTTTTTGCCATTACCGAGTAATATTGTTCATTGCCTCACGGCGTTTTTGACAGGATGGGCAGTTTTTTGCCCTTGTTTCCAATTGAGCATGAATGCCAAATGTGGAAGCAACCCTGTCACCAAGGTTAGCAAATTTGTGAATCGCATTAGCAACCGCATCGCCAGCTTCTTGCCAACAATACTGACCGCCAATACGTTGGCAAATTTGTTGCTCGACAAGGTATGCTAAATTTTCTGGTACGGCAACATTCTTATTTTCCATGTCAGCACTAATTTTATTAATGAATGCTTTGCCCATTACCATGTCCATTCCATTAACACGATAGGTATTACCTTTATCGTCGCTGTACTGATACCAAAGACCACCAGGGATTGCCTCGTTAGGATTTTTGATTCGCATAGTTGAACCTCCTTCTTGCCTTCTTGTATAAAAGTTGTCAATAGTAATTGATACATGGAGTACAACGGATTGATACTTGACCCGCCAGCAGACACAACATATGGACTTTCTTTCTTAGAAGGTGTCCCACAATTCATTCGTGAGCTTACTGCTTATCGCTTGACCCGTGGAGAGTTTGGTAGGCGTGAGCGAATTAAAATGGGAATCAAATTGGAGAATACTGATTTGAAAAACCCTGCACAGCACATGATCAATTGCTTTCAGTTGATCTATGGCAATGATGTTTTGCTTCATTCTCAGGGAATACCCAACAATTATGCCATAGACATCATAGATTTGTTCTGCAACGAGAATGATTGGGGTATTGCAGGATGTGCAAGTAGCGGAAAAACCTTTTCTGTGGCGGCCTGCATCATCATTGATTGGCTCTGTGCCCCAGATTGTACCTCAACATACGTTGCATCTACCTCTCTGGATGCTTCTGAAGACCGATTATGGGGTAAAGTTTGCACTCTTTACCGCATCGCAATGCGTAATTTACAGGCTAAATATGGCAAGGATACCAGTATTGGAAACCTTGTTGAGTACCGTAGAATGATTGTTTTTGAGTCTATTGATACCAAAGATACGGAGCGAGATTATACAAATGCCATTAAAGCATTGGCTTTTCCCCGTGGAGGAGAAGGCAAGCGTTCCGTGGAAAACACAAGAGGACGTAAGAATGCCAGAATGCGTTTGTTCTTGGATGAATTGGCTGAAATGGATCTCTACGCATTGGATACAAGGGTAAACCTTGGAGCAAACCCCGATTTCATATTCGGCGGTATGGCAAACCCATCAAATACTGCCAACAATCCCCACACAGAGTTATGTGAACCAGATGATCCAATGGGATGGGATGCTGTAAACAGATATACCCATAAATGGAAAACCAGAACAGGCGTTGCGTTGCATCTTTCTGGTGAAGATAGCCCAAACTTTCTTAAACCAGATGCCGAAATACCCCCATTTGATAGATTCTTAACCATACAGGGTGAGGCAAATACCCTAAAAAGGTGCTACGGCAATAAAAATGCCCTAGAATACTGGAGAAACGTATATGGTTGGTGGCCTGACAGTTCCGTAGAGCTTACTATTTTCTCAAAACAGTTTATTCAAGCCTGTGATATAGCTTGGGAACCAGCTTGGAGTGATAGAACAAAAGTAGTTTGCGGATTTGACCCTGCATTTACTGCTGGTGGTGACAGATGTGCGGCTACTTTTTGCAGGATAGGGCCAAATGATACAGGTAGAAGGGTTGGTTTTTATCTTGGAACAAGAGAATATAGTTCATCTGTGGGCGATGTTTTTGAGGAAAGCATTGCAATGCAAGTAGTTAAAGATTGTTTGGAATATGGAGTTCATCCAAGGGACTTTGGATTGGATATTTCTGGTGATGGCGGCAAAATGATGAGAGCTATCATCATTGAATGGAGCAAATTCAATCCAGAAGCCATGTTTGTATTCCCTATTTCTTCTATGGGAATGCCTACAGAGAGGCAAATCAGCAACCTGGATAAACGAACCTGTAAAGAAGCCTATGATCGTCTAGTTACAGAGTATTGGTTTGCTGTCCATACTGCTATGTCCACCCGATCTTTGGTTGGTATTGATGTAGAAAAGCATAGCCAAGTAGTAAACGAGCTTTGCAGTAGGCTTTACCATCACAAAGGAAGAAAGGTTGCCTGTGAGAAAAAGCTGGATATGAAACAGCGTATCAAGAAGTCTCCCGATTTGGCTGATTCTTTGGTCTATGCAGTTCAGATGCTACGAAGGACAGGGCTAGAGTTTACCTTTGAAGAAGAATCTGAATCCTTGGACATCGTTGAGATTCGTGATTGGGAAGAAAAACTTGTCTATGCCAAAAAGGGAATAGGCAATGAGTCAGACGAAGAACAAGATTGGGGCTATGGTGGTAGTAGTTTTGATGAAGATGGATTTTGATGCTTGACGCATTTAGAATCTTTGATACTTTTTCCTCGTTCTGAATGTTGCACCATTTGAACGCGATTTTACTACGCAGATAAGTTTCGATTTACTGCTGAAAGACCCGCCCTGTGGTGCAACACTCGGCGGGTCTTCTCATTTATGGGATCTCCAGCAAGGACTGAGGGTGGGTGTGAATGCGTACCACACGACCCAACAACAGCGGCTTTGGAGAACCAAAACTCCTTACCCGATGAGAGAGAAGAGAAACATCCTGCATCCATTTCGGGGTGCAGTAGTTTCTTTTCTTTTCTGACAGGCTTTCCTACTGAGGAGTGGGGGGATGAAAGGGGGGGTTTGCTTTAATCTTTTGCTTTTCTTTAGAGTTGGGTAAATTGCTCTTGTCAAATTACACCCTTTACTTTCTAATCAAAAAACTTATGGCAATTACTGTAAATCCTACTAATGCAATTGATACAGCGGCTTTGCAAACTACTGACGTTTCTCTTTTGATCAATGTTCTTAGTCCTGCAATTGACCTTCCTACTGGTGTTTCATGGGATCAAGTTCAATCTATAAACATTATTATCAACACAGATAAGACGGGTTCTTTGACAATTCAAAGCACACCTCTTTCTGCTCCTTGAAATACTGCTACAAAATCTTAACGGGTATTGTAGCTATGGCAAATGGTTGTTGCCCTGAGTGCTGGCGTGAAATAAATGCTTGCAATCAATATCCTTGTCACATATGCAACGTGGCAGGTTACATTCGTCCCATGAACATTTGGAAACGATTCATAAGTAGCCTGTAAAAAATAACAACCAAAATTATGCCCACCAAAAAAAGTGGAATCCACATCAAGGAAAGTCACAAAGGTCGTTTCACCGCAATCAAGAAAAAGACAGGTAAAACTACTGAGCAATTAAAACACAGCAAATCTCCTGCTGTTCGTAAAATGGCTACATTTGCGGCTAATGCGGCAAAGTGGAAACATACAGGTCGTAAAAGTAAGTGAACAAAATAGCAACCACAACATCAGCAAAACCATATGCGAATCTGCGTCCTGCTAGAGTCAGTTATGGCTCTATTCAAAAACCCAAAAGTAAACGAAAGCCCAAAAGAATTTGAGATGAAACCAGAAGATGATGCTTTTAATATTTGGTCAAAAGCAGGATCTGCTGGAATGGATAAATATCTCAAAGGAAGTCGAGAACATGGTACTCAGTTCTGGACTGCTGGAGCAGGGTGGTATGCTCAGAATCTCCGTGATGAACAGCTAGACCTAATCAGCTATCTTCACCATCTGCATGAGCGTATCAAACTCTGCCAACTGCTTGCCGATATGATGGCAGAAGAAGAAGTCTCTTTGCGTGATGCCGCAACTCTGCTAAGTAACTTGGTTTCGGATCAGCCACCACAGAAGCTACCGAAACCATCCAATGATTAAAAATCAACCAGTAGGTGCAGTTATAGTATCCGATCTTCATTGCGGATCAACTGTTGGTCTTTGGCCTGACAACCATGAGACTTCAACTGGAAACAAAATAGGTTTAGGCAATAATATCCATCAGCAATGGCTATGGCAATGCTGGCAAGATAAAGACGAAAAGATCAAAGATCATTTCAAAAAAGATCCATTCATACTTATCATCAATGGAGATTGCATTGAAGGAAGGCATCATAGTTCAAATGAAGTGGTAGCGGCTCTTAATCTGGATCACACACTTGCCGCCATCGAATGTCTCAAGCCACTAGCAAAACTTGCAGTCAAGGTTTACATGACAGCAGGAACAGAGTGTCACGTTGGTGATTGGGAAAAGATGATTGCCAAAGAACTTGGAGCTATCTGGTTGGGAGATAAAGGACTGATTGAAGTCAATGGTATCCTTATTGATATTGCCCACCATATGCCTACATCCGCTAGGGCTTATCTTGAAGCAGGAGCCATGTCCATTACGATGGGAAACGCTCGTCAGAATTACTCCCGTGTCGGGCATAGGGTTCCCAATGTTTATCTACGAGGACATCGCCACACGGGAGGTATTTTCAACGATGGAAACGGTATATTCATGGTAACACCTGCTTGGCAGTTGCTTACCAAATATGGTCACAAAGTAGTTGGAGATGCCATTTGTCGCCCTGGCATCGGCATCCTTGATTGGCGAGGATGTAAAAAGGGAGACTTACCAGCAACCAAGCTAATTCAATATGCCCCAAAAGAAAATACACCCATCAGAAGCTGATCTGTATAATTCAGCATCCGAAATATTAAGATGGAAAGAAGCACTAGAATTTGTATCTCCAATCCCAAAAGGATGGAGAACAAGGGAAGAATTGCAATCTTTACTTAATCTCGGCAAATCACAGACTGTGATCAGATTAAAGGAAGGTGTTAAAAAAGGTAAAGTTGAAGTTAAAAGTTTTTATACCATTGAAAATGATAAAAGGGTTAAAAGACCTTACTATTTTTTGAAATGAAACCACATGAATACTATTTGGATATAGATTTTTGGGAGGATCATTGTCTCCTTGTATGGCCTGTTACTCAGGAAACAGCAGAAGAATGGTACAAAAAAAAGTTTCCAAATGTAAAAGCAGAGGATTTTCCTGAGATCAATACAGCAGGAATGCTTTCATATTGCGGTGATCAGAGAATCATCTTTATGAAAGATTGGGAGATGACAGTAGAGAAGATAGCCTGGCTTGCCCATGAATGTGTACACATAGCCAACCTAATACTTGCAGACAAGGGAGTAGATGAAAAGGAGGGTAAGGACGAAGCACTTGCGTACTTTGTCAGTTATCTTTTGCGAAAACTGCTAGAAGCAATTAAGCAAATTGAAGGAGAGATCCCTGCTGATGAGCAAAAAGCTGGAGGATAGCCGCACCATCTTTGGTAACGACATGACCCGAACCATTGCACTTCCAGCATGGAGTACCCCAACCCTCATCATAGAAATCACGACCAGTACCACCGCACTCGTCGCAAGTCTTTTCGAGGTTTAATGTAAGGTTCTTGTTTTCCATACAAAGCCCCTTGTAAAGATTTTTTCTACCATGTCAACACTTTTATTTAAGAAATGAATCTACAAGAAGTTTTAATGAAAGAGGCTTGCCATAAGGCATGGGAGGGAGAAGACTATGGTGACATCGTTGGCAAACTTAATGCTGAGTACCAGAAACGCCTTAAATACTTTATCCTTGATATGCCAGAGGAAGTAGCAACCAAAACAATCTACGGGCGTGTGGCGTGGCGGGAAAGGGTCAATATGCCAAAAGGTAGAGGTAGACCAAGAAAACAATAATTATGACAATAGAAGAAATAGCTGAAAGAAACCCAGAAGCACTCAAAGCAGATGGCTTTGATGATTGTGTAATAGGAATGACCCATGATGGATGCATTGCCTATGATGCCTATAAAATGATCCAACAACTAATGGATAAAAATGGCATGACCCATGAAGATGCCGTCGATTACTTTGATTTCAATATTGCAGGGGCATACCTTGGCGATAGTACACCCGTGTATATTTACATTTAATTACCCTGTGGTGTAACGGTAACACATCTCCCTTTGGAGGAGATTTTCATGGTTCAAATCCATGCGGGGTAGCCAGTAATGAGTTAACGATCATAAACATGGTTTATGAGTTAACGATCATAAACAGGGATTATACCCGCTCGGTAATAAAACCCCTTTCGAGATGAGTTGGGACACCCGAACGGGGTTAATTCGCCTTTTCTAAAGTCTTAATCTTTTTCTTCACCCATCTCAATACCAAATGTGGCATTCTTCCACATCTTAATCTGGCTAGTATTGAAGTGCTTCACAGAGCCATCCTTGCACATACAAACAGTCCAGACATCATTCTCAAAGACCCCAGAACTCTCCACATAGATCGCATACCCATCTCCCATCGGTGTTACCACAGGGATTGGTTTCCGAAACTCTATCACTTGAGGAACGTCAGCTTGTAAATAGTAGAATCAATCAACTCAGCTATACCATCTACCAAGTTTTGAATCTCACTCTCCTCACCAAGCACATACCTCTCCTCATCAACCAGTATCTTTAAGAAAGTAACAAACTCCAGAGCATCTTTATGCTCACTCACCTCAACCATCTGGTCAGGATACTGTACAAGCTCACTATGCCTTCCCTGCCATGCCTCAATTACACTATCAACCAAGTCAGGCAATTCATTATAGAATGTATTCAATGCCTTATGCTCCGCATAGCTCCTGCTCTGCAAATGCAAAACATGACCAATCGTAGCCGCATTCAATAACGTAATCAAAAGTTCTCCTTCACTCATAAGGCTCTTATCATATGCCCATCTTCCGCACCAAGTCTAGGATCTTCTTTATAATCTTTTAATATTTCTACCACCATCTAATCATCAATGCTAAAAGGATCTTTTAATAGGGAAAGTTCCCATACTGGATTTTTTTTCATTGGGTCATGTTACATTCAACCCTACGGCTGGCTGGTATGGATACCCCCCCGACCACCCGTAAGTAATTCTTATAGGATCTCCCTTCTAGGGGAGGTAAGGCTAGCAAGTTAGGAGACAGAATCTGATACGATCTCCGCTTCAATTATACCCTGTTCTAACATCGTCTTGTCAGCTTGCTTGGACAGAGAGACGATGAACAAGAAAGGGTTACTAACTTGTGGTTGTCTATCAGAGTAGAAGTCACCAGCTATCTTGCTATCTAACTCCACAGCTTTTAGCTTATCAACTACCTTCACCTTCTTACTAACTCGACCCTCTGATTCACTCTCGCTAACTTCCTGAACTAAATCAGCATCGGGGTTTCTAACATCACACCTAACTGCTCTAGCTAAAAAGTCTCTCTTTTCTGCTAGTGTTAGTACATTCTTACTAAACTCCTTCTCCTTAAGTTTAGTTAGATAGGCTCTAACTCTGTCTTGTCTCAATAACTTACATCCGTAGGAAGCGGCATCTTCTACCCTTCCCGATTTAATGGAATAACCAGCCCTCCTAACAGATTCAGAAATGGATAAACCTTTAATGATGTAATTATCGACAAACTTCTTTTGTCTGGTGTTAAGTGGTTTCTGCATGGTTAGTGACTTTTACCTAGAAAAACTAACCTTGTCAAGTTAGTGGCTAAAGACCTAGAAAAATAGGTCAGGTAAGGGGTGAGTTGCTTGGGCAATATTTTAAGCCTAGTGGGGGTGTGATTGTCAAGGCTTTTGGAGGGTTTCTTTGGGGGGTGTTTTGGGGTGTGCAAATGGTGTGTATGACAATGCAATCAAGGGTGTGTTTTGGGTGTGTGTTGGATTTGCAAGAATCGTGTAGAAGCTGATAAAATGGGCTTGTAGCCCTCTAGGGGCATAAATACAGGCTGTAGGGGTTGTTTTGGTGGGTTGGTGTGTTCATGTCAAAAAAAAGTTTTGGGGGTGTGAAGCTAGTGTTTATGCGGTCTGACAGGCTATTCATAAAAGATTCTAAAAAAAACTTGTAGACAT